AGAGAACTTGAGCATTGGCTTATCAATAACACTAAAGATAATGTAGGCATCGTAGCTCTTGAAGAAAACTGGAGCCGTACTGCTGAGGGTATCATGGCTGTTGAAGCTAATGCTAAGCTACACCTAGACAGCGTAAAGAATAAAATAGGCGATGAGATTCTTGAGAAATATTACCGCAAGGTATTCATGGGAGAGAACGAAGGCCGTGTTTGGATTCATGCTCACCTCGGTGTTACTTGTCTTGAAGACATCTTCAGCAAACTACGATACCTTATCGTTGGCTTAGATTGCAAGTGGGTTGTTGTTGACCACCTTCACATGTTAGTTCTTCAAGCCTTGGAAGGCGACGAACGTAAAGCCATTGATGGTATTATGCACCGACTTCGCTCTCTTGTAGAAGAAACAGGTGCTGGTATGATTCTAGTATCCCACCTTCGCAGAGTTGAAGGCAACCGAGGCCACGAGAATGGAATCGAGACAGGGCTATCACACCTTCGGGGTTCACAATCTATTGCACAGTTGAGTGATTGTGTTATCGGATTGGAACGTAACCAACAGTCAGACGACGAGGTTGAGGCTTCGACCACTAAGGTCAGGGTGCTCAAGTCCAGATACACTGGTGACGTTGGGCTTGCTTGTAGCCTACACTACGACTCATCCACTGGAAGACTTAAAGAAGTAGATGACGGTGATAACTATGATGCCTTTGACGGAGACGAGCTATGAGTAACCTAGTGTTTGACATTGAGGCTGACGGCCTTGACCCCACCAAAATCTTTTGTATTGTTGCTCAGGATGTAGATACTTTAGATGTATTTACATTCGACAACACACAGTTAGACGAGGGCTTTGCTTTACTTGAGTCAGCGGATAAGTTAATTGGTCATAACATTATTGGCTATGACCTCCCAGCTCTTAAATCTGTAGCCAACATTGACTTAAGCCACAAGAAAATTGTAGACACCTTAGTTCTTTCTAGATTGTTTAAGCCTTCTAGAGAAGGAGGCCACGGCCTAGAGTCTTGGGGTTATCGGCTTCAATATACCAAGGGAGACTACGGAGATAATGAAGATGCTTGGGATGCTTATTCACCAGCGATGCTACAGTACTGCAAGCGAGACGTTGAGCTTAACACAAAAGTATATCAGCAGCTTCGAGTAGAGAGTAGGGGCTACACCCCACAAGCAGTTAAGTTAGAGCATGACGTTGCTTGGATTATAGATAAGCAACGAGACAACGGCTTCAAGTTAGATGTAAAGAAAGCTATGCTGATGGTTGCAATGTTTCAAGAGAAGTTAGATGCTACAGAAGCTGAGGTACATGAGACTGTCAAGCCCAAGGTTGAGACACAGATACTCAAGCCTCAGTACACTAAGACTGGTGCGATAGCTAAGACAGCTAAAGACCAACACGACAAAGGTGTCAGGCTTACAGACGAAGAGTGGACAGCAATGCTCAACACTGACAAGCCGGTAACCCGTAAGACATATACTGAGTTCAACCTAGGTTCTCGTAAACAGATTGGTGATGTGTTGATTGCAGCCGGTTGGGTTCCTAAGAACTTCACACCTACTGGTCAGCCAATCGTTGATGAGGGTACACTAAACAAAGTTAAAGGTATCCCCGAAGCTGCATTGATTGCTACTTACCTAATGCTTCAGAAGCGTTTAGCTCAGGTAAACAGTTGGCTCAAGACAGTAGAGGATGACGGCAGAGTTCGAGGTTATGTTAATCCTAACGGTGCAGTGACGGGCCGCATGACACACAGTCATCCTAACATGGCACAGATACCAAGCAGTAACTCACCCTACGGTAAAGAGTGTAGAGCTTGCTGGACTGTAGAGACTGGTAACAAACTCGTAGGTATTGATGCCTCTGGCTTAGAGCTTAGAATGCTTGCACACTATATGGACGATAAGGAGTACACAAATGAAATCCTCAACGGTGACATTCACAGCACTAATCAAAGACTTGCAGGACTTGAATCAAGAAATCAGGCGAAGACTTTCATCTATGCCTTCCTATACGGAGCCGGAAATGCAAAGATTGGGTCAGTGGTTAAAGCAGGTCAGTCAAGAGGTAAGCAACTGCGAGAGCAATTTCTTGATAGTCTCCCATCACTTAAAGCTCTTATCCAACGAGTACAACGAGACAGTAAAAAGGGCTTCCTCAAGGGACTAGATGGCCGCAAGTTGACCGTACGTTCTGAACACGCTGCACTTAATACATTGTTGCAGAGCGCTGGGGCAATCGTAATGAAGGAGGCTCTAGTTATTCTTGATGGTTACTTTAAGACCTTTAAGATTGATGCTAAGTTTGTAGCCAACGTCCACGATGAGTGGCAGATTGAGTGTAAAGAATCAGATGCAAAACAAGTAGGCGAACTAGGTGTTCAAGCAATTGTTCAGGCTGGTATAAACTTAAAATTAAATTGTCCCCTAGATGGTGACTACAATATCGGAGATGGCTGGCATGAAACCCATTAAAGCAGACAGAAAGAAGTTCGACCTAGACCTACAGTACGGTGAGATACGTGAAGATAAGATTGCAGATATGCTTACCAACAAGAAAATAGAAGTTAAGTCAGAGCGTGGCATGTGGATGAAGACAGGCAACATCGCTATTGAATATAAGTCTTACGGTAAGCCGTCAGGTATTGATGCAACTGAATCTGATTACTGGTTCCACAACTTATGTATTGGTGACGAAGAATATTGCACGTTAGTATTCAACACTGAAACACTTAGGAAGATTGTTAAGAGACTTGATAGTTTTAAAACAGTGTCGGGTGGTGACAACAGAGCTAGTCAAATGTATCTGTTAAACTTGCAAAAGCTATTTTCATCAGATGTAATCAAAGCCTTTAAGGAGTTAGAAGATGAACCAGAAGCCGCTTAATACTTTAGTCCCTGACATCTATGAGTTACTTGAAAACCTTTCAAACGGTAAGCCTCTTCCAATAACGGAGGAGGCACTTGATATTACAATGGCTTCTATGAAAGAAGCAATACTTCACTGGGCAACTCCTCGCTCAAGAGACACTGACTTCTCTGTCCGAATGTCTAATGTAGGTAAGCCATCACGACAGTTGTGGTTTGAGAAGCGTGACCCTAAAGGGCGTGGCAGTGTAGACGGTGCAACACAGATTAAGTTTCTCTATGGTCATGTGTTAGAAGAGATTGTACTCATGCTTGTAAGGATGGCAGGACACAACGTTACTGATGAACAGAAAGAAGTTAAGGTCAACGGCATTACAGGGCACATGGATTGTAAGATTAACGGCCAAGTAGTTGATGTTAAGTCCGCATCCAAGTTTGCATTCAATAAGTTTAGACAGGGCACACTCGCTGCTGACGACCCCTTCGGTTACTTAGGACAGCTTGCTGGTTACGAGAAAGCAGAGGGCACAGATGAGGGTGGGTTTCTTGTTATCAACAAAGAAAGCGGTGAACTTTGTATGTATGTGCCGGATGATTTAGATAAGCCCAACATCGACACAAAAATAAATACACTGTTAGGTGAATTAAAACTTGACACGCCCCCTGAAATGTGTTATACTCCCACACCTGATGGCAAGAAAGGAAACATGCAATTGCCTAAAGGATGTACGTGGTGTAAGTACAAACATGAATGTCACAAAGATGCCAACGATGGTGCTGGCCTTAGAACTTTTAAATACTCTACCGGCTACAAGTATTTAACACATGTAGAAGTAGAACCAAAGGTGGATGAGATACTATGAACCGCAAGAAGTCCAAGCGAATTAAAAAACATTCTGAAGCTTTACAGCTTGAATGGTTAAGGGGCCTTCTCACTGAAGAGGAGGCCGCTAAAGTTACTCAAGAAAATTTTAAATCTATGCTCCCTAAACAGACACACATCTGGGCAAGGGGTACAATCCACAATAGTTTTTACACAATGAAGTGGCTAACTATTAAAATCAAACAGCTTATTAAAATCTTTCCTGACAAACAGGTTGAAGATGTCACAGCTCAAGACATTGCATGGAAGATGGAACAGCGATAAGGAGTACCATGCCAAAGATACGTAAAGGATTTAGGAAGCCACGAGTAAAGCGACCAGTTGAGAAAGATTTAGTTAAAGGCTATGACTCTAACTGGGAATATGAACTTCACTCTGGCATCCTTGATGGTTGGGAGTTTCATGTTGACAAGGTTGAGTATACTGTGGCGCACAAGTATGAGCCTGACTTTGTTAGAACTATTGAGGGGAAGAAGATACTGCTTGAAGCCAAGGGAAGGTTTTGGGACAGTGCAGAATACTCTAAGTATATCTGGATAGCCAAGGTGCTTCCTGCTGATGTTGAGTTGGTATTCTTGTTTGCAAACCCCAATGCTCCAATGCCTTCCGCAAAGGTTCGTAAGGATGGAACAAGGCGGTCACACGGAGAGTGGGCATCAGCCAATAACTTTAGATGGTTTAGTGAAGATAGCATACCCGATAACTGGATTAACACAAAAGTAAAAGAGGATTTTAAAGATGAGCATTAATGACGCAACCCCTCAAGACTGGGATAGAGTTAGAGAAACAGGACAGCCTACCTTTGATGAATACATGAAACGCTTGAACTCTAGCTGGGTACACGATGGCACAAGTCCTGCGGCACAGATAGCTTATAAAGAAGACGTTGATTTGTTTGGAGACTGTTGGCTAGAGGTGCCTAAGCCTACAATAGATGAGTCTTTGATGCAGGTCTATCTTGACGCAGCCGAGGAAGAGATTAACAAAGTAGTGAAAGAAACAGAGTGGTGGAAGAATCACATAGCGAACCTAGAGAGCCTTGAGCGACGTGAGCTGGAAGATTTTAAAAATAGTTGGGACACGGCCCAAGAAGAAAAAGAAATGTCGAAGGAAGAACTAGAGTCACAAATCTTTTATGAAGAAGAAGAAGACATGGTAGGTTCGCCTAAGCACTATAACACTGGAAACATTGAATGTATTGAAGCCATTGAAGAGTCTATGTCCAGCGTTGCATTTAAAGGCTACCTCAAGGGCAACTGCATGAAGTACCTGTGGCGTTATGACTACAAGGGCAAGCAGGTAGAAGACCTAGAGAAAGCAGGTTGGTACTTGCGCCGTCTAACGGCTGTGGTGACAGAGGAGAATAGCTGATGGCTACAGGACAGGCACACGGAGGCAAGAGTTCATCGACCCGCCCCACAGATAAGAAGAAGTATGAAGATAACTACGATGCTATCTTTGGTAAGAAGAACAAAGACAAAAAGATGCTGGAGGAGGAGGAGTTACTTGATTCCTATATTACAAGCTACATTATTCCTCCCGAAAAGTAATGGATAGACTACTTTGAATTAATACGGCAATGGCTGAAGTCGATAGGGTTGCGAGTTCGCGGCTAAAGATGCCAGATAGTTTAAAAATGCCGAATATACGGCTTAACAGTACCTAAACTGACCAAGTGGTAAACCAAATGCTGGTTATATTAAGTAATAGAATGAAGACCCCTGACGGGACAATACTTGAGTCCATTCACCGTCACGATTATGTGACCCAT